TTCTAGCTGCGCTGCTGCGGAAGTCCGTGCGGCTTTCTCTTGCGATTTGCCGCCTAAAAAACCACCTAGCAGGCTGGCGCCGCCGCCGATAAGTGCTGCTGTTACTGGCATGTCAGTACCCCTTTATAATGTCTTTATCCACTTTGGCCATGTCTTTCTCGTCCGTGGCGTGGATGCAATACCAAACACAATCTTCAATGGCTTTAACGCCATGTATCAAACCTGCTTTGATGTTCAAACAAGCTGGCGCTTCGATGACTTCTATTTCATCGCCAATCAATACTGCAACACGTCCTCGAGCCAGAATCGACAGGTGGCTAAACTCATGCGTGTGCTTCAAAATCGCTTGACCTGCCTCAACGCGCATCTCTTTGGCATACATGCCATCAGAAAAATGATGTGTAATTTGATGCTCTGGCAATGTGTCCGTAATCATGCTGTCCGCTTCCAAAGATAGACCGTGATGTACGGCTGGTAATTGGCGTTGGTGCCGGATGATCCTGTTGTAGAAACACTAGTAGCTACCGTAATGCCTGTCGTGTTGTTATTTATTACAGACAGATTTCCAGTAATAGAATTCGTATATTGAACGCTATTACCGCCGCTAAATCCTTCGCCGGTTTTTATGGTGTGCGCGTGCCCTGGGTCTGTAACAGTAGACGTTGCTGTGTGCGTGTGGCTTACTGTAACTGCATCCGCCGAGCCACCTGTTTCCTCTGCGGTATCAAACAACGCGTTACCCGCGTCGTAACCTACCATCGTACGGCCAGCACCAAAGGCTGTCCACGTACCAAACCCTAACAACGTACCAGGGTTAGTAGAAACTATCGCAGTGTAGATAGCGCCAACAGGGAACAGCGATTCTTTTACTGCGCCGATAACATCTTGCACAAACGCCGTGGTTGCCAACTTGGTGCTATCGTCGCTTGTTGATTGCGTAACCGCTATCGTGCCTGTCGGCAAGGTGGGCGTGCCCGTAAACGTGGGGCTTGCCAAGTCAGCCTTAGTCGCAACAGCTGTCGCGATGTTATTGAACTCGGTATCGATCTCCGTGCCCTTGACGATCTTGGCCGCATTGCCGGACGCCAGCGCATCTTTGGCGGCGAAATCCGTGCTCTTTGTATAGTTACTCATGTCACCCTTCCGTTTTTCGACAGAATTTCAATTTTTTGAATCGACAGCGGCGAAGAATTAATGTCAGCTTCGTAGCCCGTCTGAACAATACGGCCAGAACCCGTACCTTGCGCGTATAACGTCTGTAGTGCAAGGCCATCTGCGTACTCCGCTACAGGAACCCCGTTAGTGCCGTATTCTGCTATGCCATACTCAGATACACTTTGCGTCGGAATCTGCGTGTTTTGCGATAAATAGTTTTCGTTAAAATCAAAACCCCATTTAATGGTCACGAACTGGTTCGTGCCACCAATCACAATGACACCAATGCGTTTTAATATAGACGTGACGCTCTGGTCACCCAAGTCGCTGTGATTTGTAAAATATTGAAAACGATACTCAGCAGTGTCGTCCAAATACGTGCCGTACTTGGCAACGTACCCTGTCTGGCCTAACAGCAAGTCACCATTACGACGTGACAACAAAGCAGAGGGTGTTATATGAGTCCACTGCGTCACCCGCGCAGACCCGTCCGGCAAATACCCTCGGGTATCAAATACATACACAGATTGATTGCTGGGCAACGTCAGCAGGTAGAACGCGTTAATTTCAGAGTAAACAGCCTTGATGTTAGCCAGCGTCTCGCCTGCAACGATACCAATTAGATCATTACGCACGTTTTTGCTGATGTCACGAAACGGCGCTGACTTCTCCTGAATCGTGCGCATCAACGATCGCACACCGCTGTTGGACAGGAAGAAGACGTCGGTCGCAGTACCTTGGATCGAGTCGCGCGCTATGCAGCCAATACCTACCACCGTATCGCTTAAAGATATGGTGGCCGGCGCTGTTGCGCCCGCATACACCAGTATCTGGCGCTTGCCAAAGATAATCAGAAAGTTGTTGTGGGCGGCTAGGCCAACAATCTCGTCCGGTCCAGCAGGCCAGACGTTATTGATATTTAATGTGCCTGACGTGCCGCCGGTGTAGATGTGCCCCGCCAGCAGGTCAGAAAACGTCAGGGTTTGCTTGTCAGACGCCGTGTTGGCAATCCACAGACGACCGTATGCCGAGATGACGATATTGCCAGACGGCACCGTGCCCGCGTAACCCGACTTCTCGCTCACACGACGATAGGTCGTAGTGCTAACTGCTGGGTCGTAAATTATCGGGTCGTGGCCCGTTTGGAAGAAATACGTGATGCCATTAAGCGAGGCGCACTGCCAGTTGTTGGCTGTGATGGTCGGGGCGGTACCCCCTCCCCCGTAGGTCAACTCGACAACGGCGTTGCTGCCATCGAGCTTAAAAATCTTGTTGTTGCCTGCAAACAGAATTGTGTACGTACCGTCAGCAACCACCAGTTCATGGATGACGCCCACATCATTAGCGCCCAAGTTGCCGGAACTGCTATTAACTCTAGACCACCCCTCGCGAGCACCGACACGGCCGTACTGGTCAATGACGCAATTGGTTGCCACCAAGGCAAAACCAGCGTCCAAAGCGAGCGGCGAATCTTGGGTGTTCAGGCCGTAAAAGCCTGGCGCCGAGATCGTATCGATGCGTAGCGGCTGGCTCATACGGCTAAGAACTCCTGCATCTCAGGAAAGCGAGTGGACTCCAGCGCGATGTAATCTGACAGCATGCCCTTATACAACGCATAAGCCTCGGAAGAATTAAGACCGCCATCCTCACCGCGCTCAACCAAAGCTCTAGCGTAAGCGTTTTGAGCGACCAGCACATCTGGCACCAGCACGGAAGTCGAGTCAGCAGACAAGGTTGCTTGTGGCACCGCCAAGAAGAACTTGAGGGTATACACGCCGTTAGGGCGACCCCACAGCTGCACTTTAGCGTCGCCGTTGTTGTCTACACCCTCAAAGCAATACTCGGAAGGTACTGCCGTAATCGTGGGTTGCAGATACTGCTTGCGGCGCATGTCGCTCACAGGAATGACCTGCATGATGACATTGCTGGTGATATTGAGTGGATCGCTGGTAACGCGGAATTTTTGCCCGGCACCAGTCATGGAGTATTCGTACACGCTACCTGACGTAGTGACGGTAATCTCTTGGCCTAGCGCGTTCCAGTCGTAAGCGTCCTCAATCTGACGCTTGGCGTCATTGACAAACTTGCCGATCAAGGAAGAGTACGTAGTCAAGGCGACAGTCGTAACCTGCTGTTCTCGCAGGCGAGCTAGGACGTCGTTGACGAGTTCTAAATAGGTCATTTGCTTTTCGCCTTATTCCTTGCGGATATAGCTTTAGCTTTTGCCTTTGCGTCTGCCTTGGATGATGCGCCCCAAGCCTGCAGTGACTGCAGTAGCCTGGTTGGCTTGCCGCCCTCTTGTTCAGGGCCGGGCATATTACCCATCCTAGCGAGAAAAGAAGCTCGTCGCGGGTTGTCGCCAGCTTTTACTGGCGCTTTGAGGTTGCCCCCAGTTGCTGCATTATAAGACGCACGACCCTTGGCATTCAAGCCGCCCTTGGGGTTTTGACCGGCTTTTCTTTGCCAAGCGGGAGTTTTCATTTTTTCTTAGCGGTTTTAGCAGCTTGTTTAAAGTCAGCTTTCGTTGGCGCCCCCTTGGTTCCCGGCTTTCTCATCTTCTCGCCAGAACCCTCGGCAATGCGCTTACGTTTAGCGGCAATATTGCTGTAGAGGCCGGGTTTCATTTCTTGGCCTTTTTCTTGGCCATCCCTGCCATGCTTAAGCCAATAGCCACGGCTTGTTTCTGCGGATAACCTTCTTTACGCAGCTTGCTAATTTTGGCCGAAGCAGCTTCCTGCTTACCCTTTTTTGTGTACGGATACTTCTTACCGTCAACCATTGGCATGATCTTACCCCTTAAAAAATAGCCGATCAGCTACAAAAGTCAGTATTCCACCAAGCGTTGAGGCGATCGTCATGCCCACCCAGAAGCCGCCTTTAGACTTATTGGCCATTTCCAGCAGCTGCTTGACGTCGCTGCGCAAGCCATGCACTTCTAGCTGCAAAGCCTCGACTTGTGCCTCTAGTTTGCCAAATTCTCTTGGGTCAATTTCTGACATTTTCCGGTTTCCTTGGCCGCCCCATGCGTTTAGCCGGAGGCGATAAAGTTACTGTCATCGGCACTTCTGCATGCAGGTCTTCAGGCACATCAACCCGCACGTAGCCTTGGTGGCCTTTCATGCTGTCGATATCATGCTGAAGGTTAAACGTGACCATTTGGCCACTAGTCAAGCATTTGAAAGTTGCCACTAAACCTCCGAACGGCAAATTGGGGGCGCAAGCCCCCAATTTTTACGCCAGTGAACGTACTACAACCAGACGCAGTGTGGACGATGCCAAGTCCACAGTGCCACCGGTTTCGTTTTGAAACCGGATGCTAACGGTATCAGCTGCGCTGACATAACCAGTCACGATCAAACCAGCCACATCAACGGCCAGCGAGGCCGACAGCACCATGTCACCGAGTGCTACGCCGGGGACGGCCACGGTATCAGTGTCACCCGCGCCGTCAGCCAAACTGTCGGCGTTAAGGGTGGCACGAACCAGAAAAGTGCTGGTATAAAGGCCACGGAACTGGTCATTGCCAGCTCG